AAAAGAAAAAACCGGGAAGGTCCGGCGTAACTTTTTTTTGATCGGGCCAGGTCGGCCCAGGAGCGGCGAAGATGGCCAAAGATCCGACGATAACCAGAGAACTCGAAAAGATACTCCTCGAATTCGACAAGGAAGAGAAGGAGATAGCAAACAAGTGCTTCATGCAGGCCGGGAAAGAGGCGAAGAGAGACGTCGTCGCCCGGTCCCCAGGACACGGAGAGTACGCCCAGGGCTGGACGGTCAGAAACAAGAGGACAAACCACACGATCGAGACGGTGGTCTACAACAAAAAGCAGCCAGGGCTTACCCATCTGCTGGAGAGGACGCACGTGATCCGAAACGCATACGGATCCTACGGCCGGACCTATGAGGGCCACGGCCAGCACCCCCACATCGAGAAAGCCCAGGAAGCAGCCGAGCGGTTTCTCCTGGACCAATTGAAGAGTAAGCTATAACCACCAGAACCAAAGGAGACGGCAATGGCGAAAACAACGGAGCTGGTATCGGTTTCGATTGCGGAATTGATACCATACGAAAACAACGCAAAGCAGCACCCGAAGGACCAGATCGAGAAGATCAAGAGAAGCATCCAGGAGTTCGGCTTCGTGTCCCCCTGCATCATTGACAGGGAGATGAACATCATCGCAGGACACGGAAGGGTAGAGGCGGCGAAGGCCCTGGGCATGGAGACCGTCCCCTGCGTTTTTGTTGAGGGCCTGACCGAAGAGCAGCGGAAGGCTTACATCCTGGCAGACAACCGCCTGACCGAACTCGGCGGCTGGGACATGGACCTGGTCGGGATAGAGCTGCGGGAGCTGGCAACGGCCGGGTTCGACATTGACCTGACAGGTTTCGAGATCGATGACGTCCAGATCCAGGACATCGAAGACATCGACCTGGACGGCGAAGAGGAAGAGCCGGAGCCAGGGCTGCCACCGATTGCGAAGTACGGTGATGTTTGGCAGCTGGGGGACCACCGCTTGATGTGCGGAGACAGCACGAACCCGGCCGACGTCGACCGATTGATGGCAGGCCGGAAGGCGGACCTGTTGGAAACGGACCCGCCGTACAACGTGGACTACGAAGGAGCCGAAGGCAAGATCGAGAACGACAACATGGAGCGGTCCGAGTTTTACCAATTCCTGCTTGCGGCTTTCCAGAACGCATACAACGCCATGCGGCCAGGGGCCGTCTTTTACATTTGGCATCCAGACAGCGGCGGCCTGGATTTCAGGTCGGCAGCGGAGAGCAGCGGCCTGCCAATAAGGCAGAACGTGATCTGGGTCAAGAGCAGTTTCACGATCGGACGGCAGGACTACCAATGGCGGCACGAACCGTGCCTGTACGGATGGAAGGAAGGGGCCGCCCATTACTTCATCGACCTGCGGACCCTGGGGACGGCAAACGAGTACGACCGCCTGGAAGAGATGGACCGGGACGAATTGATCGAAGCGTACCGGGGACTGCTTGACAGCATCAGCACCATCGCCCATGAACGGAAGCCGTCCAGATCGCAGCTGCATCCGACCATGAAGCCGCTGTCCCTGATCAAGAAGCAAATCAGGAACAGCAGCCAGGAAGGGGACCTGGTCCTGGACCTATTCGGCGGATCCGGGACGACCCTGGTCGCCTGCGAAGAGATGGGCCGGACCTGCTACATGATGGAGTACGATCCGCATTTCTGCGACGTGACCATCCGTAGATGGGAAGAGCAGACCGGGCAGAAGGCGGTACGAGTATGAGCAAGGCAAGAGAGCTGACCCTGCAGGAGCAGGCGTCCGAGATATTAGCCAAGGCCGAAGAGAAGGGAGTCGAGACGAACTTCTTCTTCCGAACTACCTTTAAGAGATACCTCACGCAGATCAGGATCCTGGATGACCTGGAGAAAGCCATCGCCGCAGAAGGCACGACGATGATGAAGCAGTACGGAACCGGGAGACAGAACCTGGTCGCAAACCCGGCGATCACGGAATACAACAAAACCAGCACCGCAGCAAACGGCACGGTCGGGACCCTGCTGACGATCATAAAGAGCCTGGAGCAAGAGACAGGCGGAAGCCGCCTGCAGGCCTTGATAGACGAACTCGATGGATAACTACATCTACGCCTACTACCAGGCCATCAAAGACGGAACCGTCGCAACAGGGAAATGGGTCCGCCTTTTGTACGAGCAGATCGTAAAGGGCCTGGAAGCCGGGGAGTTTTTCTACAACCCGAAGAAGGCCCAGGCGGCGGTCAAATTCATCGAGGGGTTCGTCCACCATCACGAAGGACAGCTGGCCCCAGGACGCCTGCAGCTCGAGCTGTGGCAGAAGGCCCTGATCTCGCTGATATTTGGAATCACGGACGAAGCCGGGACCCGGCAGTTCCGGGAAGTATTTCTGGTCGTCGCACGGAAGAACGGAAAGACCCTGCTTGCAGCTGCGATCGCCGAATATTGCACCTTCCTGGATGGCGAGTACGGCGGCCGGATTTATTTCGCAGCCCCGAAGCTCGAACAAGCCCGCCTTTGTTTCGATGCCTATTACCAGAGCATCCTGCAGGAGCCGGAGCTTTCAGCGATGGCCCAGAAACGGCGGAGCGACATCTACATCAAGGACAACAATACCACGGCGAAGCCCCTGGCTTTCTCGGTCAGGAAGAGTGATGGCCTGAACGTCTCGGCGGCGATCCTGGACGAAATGGCGAACTGGCCAGGAGACCAGGGCCTGAAGTTTTACGAGGTCATCAAGAGCAGCGTAGGGGCCAGAGAGCAGCCCCTGATCGTTTCGATCAGCACCGCAGGCTACCTGAACGACGGAGCCTACGACGAGCTGATGAAGAGGTCAACCAGGGTCCTGCTCGGGGACAGCAAGGAGAAGAGGCTGCTCCCGGTGCTTTACATGATCGATGACGTCCAGAGATGGAACGACATCAACGAGCTGCGGAAGGCGAACCCGAACCTGGGGGTCAGCCTGACCGTCGATTACTTGCTGGAAGAGATAGCCATAGCAGAAGGAAGCCTGCCAAGGAAGGCAGAGTTTATCTGCAAGATGGCGAACATAAAACAGAACAGCAGCACCGCCTGGCTTTCAGCAGAAACGATCAACAAGTGCAGCGGGGAACCAATCCGGCCAGAAGACCTGGCCCACAGCTATGCCGTCGCAGGAATCGACCTGTCGATGACTACGGATTTGACCGCCTGCGTTTGCCTGGTCGAGAAAGACGGCGAGATTTATGCCCTGGCGAAATTCTGGCTCCCGGCAGAGAAGATCCAGGAAGCCGCAGCAAGAGACGGCCTGCCCTACGACGTCTATATCAAAAGGGGTTTCTTGGAGCCAAGCGGGGAGAACTTCGTCGATTACCGGGACTGCTACCGATGGCTGGTCGAGCTGGTCGAGAAGTACGAGATCCTGCCCCTGAAGGTGGGCTACGACCGATACAGCAGCCAATACCTCGTCCAGAGCCTGGAGGCCTACGGTTTCCAGACGGACGACGTTTATCAAGGATCCCAGCTCTTCCCAATTTTGCAGGAAGCCCAAGGAATGATGGAAGACGGCAAGCTGCACATCGGAGACAATGACCTGTTGAAGGCCCACTTTCTGGACTCGGCCATCAAGATGGACGTCGAGCAGGGAAGGGGACGGCTGGTCAAGGTGAACGCCTCAAGGCATATCGACGGCATGGCCGCTTTAATTGACGGCCTAACAGTACGCAGCAAATACTGGCCGGAGATAGGCCAGCAATTGAAGAACGAGTGAGAGGAGAACCATGGGATTACTTGAGAAGATATTCCCGGCCAGGAGAGAAGACGCAACCAGAGCAAGGGAGACCTTTCGCACCCTCACGGCATACCGCCCCGCCTTCACCACCTGGAGCGGGGCCATTTACGAGAGCGACCTGGTGCGAGCTGCGATCGACGCAAGGGCCAGGCATATCAGCAAGCTGAAGGTGGAGACCTACGGCTCGGCGAAGCCATCGCTGCAGAACCACATGAAGCAAGGGCCGAACCAATGGCAAACCTGGTCGCAGTTTTTATACCGCACCAGCAGCATCCTGGACTGCACCACCACAGCTTGCCTGGTTCCGATCGTTGACGAATACCTGCAGACGACCGGGTACTTCCCGGTCCTTCCGACCAGCTGCGTGATCGTCGAGTACGAGGGAGAGCCATGGCTTCGGTACAAGTTCCGCAACGGACAGACAGCGGCAGCCAGGATGGCCGATGTTGCGATCTTGACAAAGTTCCAATTCGAGAGTGACTTCTTCGGAGACGGCAACGAAGCCCTGGACGAAACGATGAAACTGATCCACATCCAGGCGGAAGGGATCCAGGAAGCCGTGAAGAGTACGGCGACCTATCGCTTCATGGCCTCGATGTCAAACTTCTCGAAGACCGAAGATTTGGCGGAAGAGCGAAAACGGTTCAGCCGGGCCAACCTGACCGCCGAGGCAGAGAGTGAGAATGGCCTGCTGCTATTCCCGAATACCTACAAGGACGTCAAACAGATAGACGTGAAGCCTTACACGGTGGACGCCGACCAGATGAGCCTCATCCGGGCCAACGTCTGCCAGTACTTCGGCGTGAACCAAAAAGTGATGGAGAACTCTGCCGGAGCCGAAGAGCTGGATGCCTTCTTCAATGGAGCCGTGGAACCTTTTTCGATCATGCTGGCACAGGCCATGGAGAAGGCGATGTTCTCCGAGAGAGAACGCAGCCAGGGATCCGGCGTCCTGGTGACAGCGAACCGCCTGCAGTACATGAGTACATCCGCAAAGGTCCAGATGGCGAAGGAGCTGGGAGACAGGGGAGCCATCCTGATCGACGAAATCCGGGAGCTTTTCAATTTCCCACCGCTCCCGGACGGAGCCGGACAGGTCGCCCCGATCAGGGGAGAGTACAAAGCAACTGATGAACTCGGAACGGAAGGAGAAGACGACAATGCCGATGAAGAGTGACAGAGAATACCGAAGCATGACCATGACCGTCGAAGAGCGGGCAGAGGGAGATGAAAGCATGACCGTCTCCGGCTACGCCTCCACCTTTGACGAGCCGTACAAGCTCTACGGAGACGGAGAGGTCGAGGTCTGGGAGAAGGTCGATAGGTCGGCATTCAACGAGACCGATATGAGCGACGTCATCATGCAGTACGACCACCAGGGCCGGGTGTTCGCCCGGATCAAAAACGGAACCCTTTCTGTGGAGCCAGACGAAATGGGACTCCACGCAAGAGCAGACCTCGGCGGGACCGATATCGGCCGGAGCCTATACCAGGAAATCGCTGGCGGCTACAGCGATAAGATGAGCTTCGGATTTACCGTCGACGAAGACCAAAGAGAGACCACGTATAACGAAGACGGCAAGGCCATCCTGATGAGGACCATCACCAAGGTCGGCCGTTTGTTTGACGTCTCGGTCGTAAGCATTCCAGCAAACCCCGGGACGAGCATAAGTGCCAGGTTCCTCGACGGAGCGATCGAGGAAGCCAGAGCGGAGCGACTCGAGGCACAAAAGCTCGCCGAGAAGCGGAAGGCCATCGAAGACCGAGTGAATAACATCTTGGGAAAGGAGTAACCATGACCAAGGAAGAAATCAGAACGCTCGACATGGACCAGCTGGAAGAGCGGGCAGCAGCCATCGCCCAGGAAGCGGAGACCGCCGAAGCGGACACCCTGGACACGCTCCAGACCGAGCTGGACCAGATCGAGGAACGCAAAAACACAATCATCGCCGAAGCCGAAGAGAAGCGGACAGCCATGGAAGCAGTCATCGAAGGCCTGGGCGAAGAGATCGAAGCACCAAAGGAAGAGAGGAAGACAATGAACTCCAGAGAAGTACGCTCCATGCCGGAATACATCGACGCATACGCAGAGTACATCAAGGGCAACAATGACGGCACGGAGTGCCGCACCCTGCTGACCACAAACGCCGTGATCGGATCCGACGAGTTCGGCACGATCCCGGTACCCACCTACGTCGAAGAACGCATCCAGGCTGCCTGGGAGAACGACGGCATCATGAGCCGAGTACGCCGGACCTTTGTGAAGGGCAACGTGCGAGTCGGCGTAGAGATGGCGGCGACCGGGGCCGTGTTCCACGATGAAGGTGCGGACGCACCCGACGAAGAGACCCTGACCATCGCCCTGGTGGATATTGTGGCAAAAAATGCCAAAAAATGGATCAGAGTATCTGATGAGGCATTAAGCCTGACCGGGACCGCATTTCTGGACTACCTGTACGATGAGATCGAGTATCAGATCGTGAAGGCAGAGGCCATCCAGGTCCTGGCCACGATTGCAGCTGCTCCCACCAGCGGGACCACCGCCCCCATCGTCACGAAGGAAGACTGGGCCGGAGACCCCTGGGAGATCATCGAGGCGGCGGGCAACGTCGTCGGCGAGAACCTGGTCGTGATGGCGAACCGTGCCACCATCGCCCATTACAAAGCAGAGGTCCTGCAGGGCCAGTTCGCCTACGATCCCTTTGACGGCATGACCGTCATCGCAACGGACGCCCTGCCCGCTTACGACGACGCAGGCCTGAACACCGGGGATCCGATCGTGATCGTTGGAGACCTGCAGGCCATCCAGGCGAACTTCCCGGACGGCGGCCAGGTGACCTTCAAGTTCGATGACCTGTCCCTGGCGGAAGACGACCTGGTGAAGATCGTCGGCAAGCAGATGGTGGGCATCGGCCTGGTGAGAACGAAGGCCTTCGCCATTTTGAAGCAGAGCAACTAACCAAGAAGGAGAACCACCATGCTCGACCTCGTGAAGATGGCCCTGCGGATTTCCACAGACGCCTACGACAACGAACTGAATATGCTGATCGCAGCAGCCCAGGATGACCTGGGCATAGCAGGAGTGACGAACATCGACACCCAGAGCGACCCGCTGATCCAGCAGGCAATCTGCACCTATTGTAAGCTCCACTTCGGTATCCCGGAAGACGCCGACAGATTGAAGAAGAGCTACGATGAGCAGAAGGCCCAGCTGGGCATGGCCACAGGCCACACGGACTGGCTGGAGGGTTAGGGCGATGTTTGATACCACGGTAACACTTCTTCAAGAGACGATCACACAGGACGAAGCCCTGAACGAGGTCAAGACCTACGAGGAACGGACCGTACCAGTACGGCAAGCCAGGAGCATCACCCGGAGCGAATTCTACCAGGCGGCGGCCCAGGGCCTGAAGCCCGCCGCCGTCCTGGTCGTATTCTTCGGAGACTACCAGAACGAGCAACTCGTGCGATGGCAGGGTAGATATTACGCAATCACCCGAGCCTACCAGAGGCCAGCCAGCGACAACCTGGAGCTGACGATCCAAGAGCAGCTCTCAACGATAGGGGGAGTCGACACAGATGACGATAGCGAATAGAGACCCGATAACCACCGTCCTGGCAGCAATCAAAGAAGACCTCGGCATAGACGCCGCCTACAGCCACTTCACCAACGGACACGCATACCCACACCTGATCTATATAGGGGCAGGCCAGAGCCAGCTGCTCGCAGACGGCACGGCCTATTGGAGAGGGCCGACCTACCAGGTCGAGCTTTACTTCACCCGGAAGGATGAAGCGGTAGAGGCGGCGGTCGAGGACAGGTTTCTCGCAGGCGGATGGAATTACTCCAAGAGCGATGACGCCTACATCGAAGACGAAGGCGTCTACGTGATTTTTTACGATTTGAGCTAAAGCACACAGGAAGGAGAAAAACATGGCCAACAAAGTATTGTTCGGCTTCTCGGACCTTTACGTCGGGACCTACACCGTCGACAGCAACGGAGACGTCACGATGGGCAGCCCCTACCACCAGCCAGGGGCCGTAGGTTTCAGCCCAGAAGCCAACGACGATGTGAACCACTTCCGGGCAGACAATATCAACTACTACACGATCATGGGCAACGGCAGCCTGGAAGGAGACCTCGAGGTCGCCATGTTTGATGACGACTTCAAGAAGAACTTTCTGGGTTACATCGAGCTGGATGACGGCGGCCTGGCCCAGGTCAAGAACCCGCAGAAACCGCTGGTCTGGCTGGCTTTCGAGATCCAGGGCGATGTAGCCGCCCGCAGGGTCATCATTTATAACGGAACCCTCGGCAATATCACCCGGGACTACAGCACCACGGAAGAGACCGCAGAGCCTGTGACGGAGACCCTGCCGACCACTTTCGCTGGAGACAACAAGACTGGCCTCGTGATGGTAACCTACGAGGAAGGGGACGCAGGGTACAGCACCCTGTTCTCAAACCCGCCCGCACCGAGCCTGCCCGCAAGCAGCTAAAGGATCCACGCAAAGAGACAAGAGGGACGGCCGACCAGCCGTCCCCTTTCTCTGCCAGAACCAAAGGAGAGCAGCATGGAAAAAACAATCAAGATCGACAGCAAGACCAGCATCAAGGTGAGCAACAACATCGGCTGGATGTTTGCATACCGGGACCAGTTCGGCCATGACATCGTGCCGGACCTCATCCCGGTTTTGAAGGCGGCGATCGATATCGCCGTCGAGATAAGCAGGTCCGCAGGAGAGGAAGGGGCAACCACGGCTGACGTTTTGAGACGCCTGGACGCAGACGCCATGAAGGACGCCTTGCTCGAGATGAGCGGCCTGGAGTTCGTCGACCTGATCCACATCGTCTGGGCCATGGCCAAAGCGGCCGACGAAGACATCGAGGAACCGAAGGAGTGGATCCGGCAATTCGACACGTTCCCCCTGGACACGATCATGCCCGCCATATTCGACATGGCCCTGGCCTGCATGGTAAGCACAAAAAACTTAAAGAGGCTTCGGACAGCGATGCAGGGTCTGAAGCCATCACCCTCGACGGCATCTTGATCGCCGGGCAGAACCACGGCCTGACGTTTGCGGACATGAAGACCATGCAGCTCGGGCAGGTGGTAGATTTCTGCATCGAAGCACGAAACGCAAGAGCAAGAGCGGAAGGCAAGAGCAATCGGAAGCGGAGAGCAACGCAGGCCGACATTGATGCCTTCTTTGGAAAGAGGAAATAGCCAATGGCAGACACGAAGGTCAAAGGCATAACGATACAGTTCAACGGCGACACCACGGAACTGGACAAAGCCCTGCGGAAGATCAAGGACGAGTCAAAAGCGGTCGACCAGGAGCTGAAGGAAGTAAACCGGGCCTTAAAGTTCAACCCCAAGAACACGGAACTGCTCGCCCAGAAGCAACAGATCCTGAAGGACAAGGTGAACCAGACGGAGAAGAGCCTCCATGACCTGGAGAACGTCCAGAAGCAGATGGACGCCCAGGGCGTGAAAAAGAACTCCGAGGAATACCGCAGGGTCCAGAGAGAGATCATCGAGACGGAGAGCAAGCTGAAGCACTACCAGAAGGAGCTGGACAAGCTCAAGAACCTGAAGCTGACGCAGCTGGGCCGCCAGATCGAGGACGTCGGCCGGAAGACGAAGGAAGCCGGAGATGCACTGACCAAATACGTAACCGGGCCGATTGTAGCGATGGGAGCGGCAAGCGGAGCCGCCTGGCTTTCCACGGCCGACTCTTTGAACACGATCATAAAGCTCACAGGAGCGACCGGGGACAGCCTAAAAGGAATGCAGGGGACCCTCGAGGCCATCGCCAAGAGAACGCCTGCGGACATGAACGACATCGCCAAAGCGATCGGAGAGGTGAACACCCGCTTCGGATCCACCGGGAAGGAGCTGGAAGATATCTCCGAAGAGTTCGTGAAGTTCGCCCAGATAAACGACGCCGACGTGATCATGTCGATCGACGGCGTCCAGAAGGCCATGAGTGCCTACGGCCTCTCGGCAGAAGAGACCGCACACGTCCTGGACGTTTTAACGAAGACAAGCCAGAACACAGGCGTATCGGTCGACAAGCTGTACCAGGGCCTGGTGAGCAACGCAACAGCCTTTCAGGAGATGGGCCTGAACATCGACCAGTCGGCCATGTTGATGGGCCAGCTGGAGAAGAGCGGGGTCAACGTCGAGACCGTCATGAACGGCATGAGGAAGGCCCTGAAGAACGCAGCCAAAGACGGCGTCCCGCTCCAGGAAGAGCTGACCAGGGTCCAGGACACGATCCTGAACGCAAAGGACAGCACGGAAGGATTGCAGGCAGCCTACGAAGTCTTCGGCAAGAGCGGAGACCAGATGTACGGAGCGATCAAATCCGGGGCGATTGACTTCGAGAACCTGGCCGCAGCTGCGGAAGATGCAGACGGAGCCGTGACGGACACCTTTGAAGCGACCATGACCCCGGCGAAGAAGTTTCAGATCGTCCTGAACCAATTGAAGATCCTGGGCTACGACATCGGGAACGCCGTGCTTCCGACCGTCAACAAGATCTTGCAGAAGGTGATCAATTTCGTCGACAAGGCGACCAAGAGATGGAACCAGCTGGGGCCAGGAGTGCAGAAGACGATCCTGGCGATCGTTGGAGCTTTGGCCTTGGTAGGGCCGACACTTTCCATCGTTGGCCGGGGGCTGATGATGACCGGGAAGCTTTTAGAAAACCTGTCGACGATCATCGGGGTGCTTTCAAAGGCCCTGACCGCCCTGCTTGCACACCCGATCGTTTTGATAATTGCCGGAGTGGTAGCCGCCATCGTTTACCTTTGGAAGAACTGCGAGGGCTTCCGCAACTTTTGGATAAACACCTGGAACACAATCAAGACCACAGCCAGCAAGGCATGGGCCGCAATTACGAAAACCTTCACGGATGCCTGGGCGAAGATCAAGAGGATATTCGCAGGATGGAACGCATTCTGGTCCGGGCTTTGGAACGGAGTGAAGTCGAAGTTTGCGGACATCGGCCAGACATTCGGCAATGCCATCAGCGGAGCCATCAAGACCACGATCAACGGAATGATATCCAGGGTAGAGGCGATAATCAACACAGCCATAGCCCTGATCAACACGGCCCTGCGAGCGGCAGACAAGATCGTACCAGGACCGCAGGGCTGGCACGTTAACCCGCTGCACCTTCCCCGCCTGGCGGAAGGCGGCATCTTGCGACACGCCCAGACGGTCATCGCAGGCGAAGCCGGACCAGAGGCCATCATCCCGCTGGAGAAGCTATTCCGGCAGATGGACAAGATGGCAGAAGACATCAACGGCGGGGTTACCATCAACGTCTACGGAGCCGCAGGCCAGAGCATAAACGAGCTGGCGGCGGAGATTGAACGCAGACTGATCGCAGCACAGAAAAGGAGAACCATGGCATGGCAATAAGACCCACAGGCGACCTCTTCAAAGCATTTACATTTGACGGCGAATCGTCCAGAACCCACGGAGCCTACATCTCGGGGTTCGCAACCTTTAACGCCCCAGAGAGGGACGTGGAGATGATAGACATCCCAGGACGGAACGGAAGCCTGGCCCTGGACCATGGACGGTTCAGCAACATCGAGGTCCGATACCCGGCTGGCCTTTATGGCGACACCGAATCAGACTTTGCAGAAGCGGCCAGCAGCCTGCGAAACTGGCTGTGCAGCAAGAGAGGGTACGTCCGCCTGGAAGACGAATACAACCCGGACGAATATCGCCTGGCCGTTTACAAGAGCGGCCTGGAGCTGGACATGGTCGACCTGAAGGCGGGGGAATGCACCCTGGCGTTTGACTGCAAGCCGCAGCGGTTCCTGAAGACAGGCGAGACAGCAACCACGGTCAACAGCGGAAGCACGGTCACGAACCCGACAAAATTCGACGCCCAACCGCTCCTGACGGCAACCGGGTACGGTACGATCTCGATCGGCGGCAAGAAAATCACGATAGCACAGGCCCAGGCCTACGGCCTGACCGACATCTACAGACTGACGGTCTACCAGAGCCAGAAGGTCAGAAGCGTAGGCATTTACTCGGCGGCGAACCGCTACAACAGCGGTGATACGATCAGCTTCGAGATTGAGTGGCAGTTCTTGACGCAGAGGACATCGCTCGGCGTGACCGCACAGGGAAACGTCGTCAGCGTTTCCAATGAAAGCGGCAGCGGGACCACGGCCTGGACCACACCGTCCCTGGGAGCCACGGTGAAGTGGGCCGGGACATTCACGGCCGGGACCAGCCAAAACATAACCCACAGCTCGGACCTGGACATTCGGTACAACGTGGGTGCCTGGATCCACAGCAACGACACCCTGACCCTATCGGCTTACTACAACGGCGGCAACGTGATCCAGTTCACGTATGCCATGACGTACAACGGAGACCAGGAGACAGCATGGTCCCCGGAGTTCACGGCCAAGAGCGTGACCGTCGACTCGACCTATACGCCGACCCAGGCGATCAACATCGACCTGGAGATAGGAGAAGCCTACTCGAAGGTGGGGACGGAGATCATATCCAGAAACGCAGAGGTGAGCATCCCGCCGCAGCTGCCGACACTCCCACCAGGAGCAACAACGGTGACATTCGACGGAACCATTTCACAGCTGAAGATCACACCCCGGTGGTGGATCGTTTAAGGGAGACAACCATGAGAGAGCTGGACATCGTCTATGTTTTGAAAAACGGATGGAAGACAGCACCCCAGGAATTGAGATACAGCCTGCGGACGGTAGAGAGGAACTTCCCGCATAGGAACGTCTGGTTTTACGGCGGGCAGCCGAAGGGGTTTCACCCGGACGGCCTCGATGCCTTCCAGCAGGAAGGGAAAGACCGATACGAGAAGGTGCGTAACACGATCGCAAGAGCCTGCAGAAACGAAGACCTGACCGAAGACTTCTGGCTCTTCAATGATGATTTTTTTGTTTTACAGCCGATCGAGGAAGAGTTCTGCTACGACCAGGGGACCATCCGGCAGCACGTCGCAAGGCTTTATAGGACCCACGGCTTCCATAGCCACTACGCAAAGGGCCTCGAGAAGGCCGAAAACGCCCTCGTAACGGCCGGAAAGCCCACAAAGGACTATACGGTCCACCTGCCCATGTTAATCAACCGTGAGGCGGCCCTGGAAGCCCTGGAAGCATTCTCGGACGCCGTGGGCTTCCGCAACATCTACGGCAACTACATCGAGGCAGACAGCACCACCAGGAGAGACGTGAAGATTTCTGACATTTACGGACGCCCGGACAGCAGCTGGGACTTCTGCTCCACTTCCGATGGAGCGTTTGCATCAGGGGCCGCAGGGGCCGTGATTTGCCGGACGTTCCCAAAAGCCAGCAGATGGGAGATTGAAGCATGATCCCGATTATTTACGACAGCAACGAGAAGGCCTTCATCAGCAACGGCCTGGGGAGATTAAAGGACTGCCTATCGGCGGTCGTTACCGAAGAGAGGAACGGCATCTACGAAGCCGAGCTGCAATACCCAACGACCGGGGATAACTTCGACCTGATCCAGCCAGGCCGGATCGTTTTATTAACGCATGACGACACCGGGGACACGCAGCCATTCGACATCGTCGGAGCCAGCAAACCGATAGACGGAGTGGTGACGTTCCACGCCGTCCACGTTTCCTACCGCCTGGCGGGATCCACGGTTTACGGATCCAACATCAACAGCCTGGCTGATGCATTTTCGATGTTCGCCGGAGCGGACCCAGACCCAGAGTTCACCTTCACGGCGGACTTCACCAGCAGCAACTACATGGCCTCGGCGGACGGAACACCCAGGACCGTCCGGCAATTCCTCGGCGGGATTGAGGGAAGCGTCCTGGACAGCTACGGCGGAGAGTACGAGTGGGACCGCTGGAACGTCATCCTGCACCAGAGCAGGGGACAGGTCCGACCGCTTGCAATTCGATACGGAGTGAACATGACCGCCTACCAGGAAGACGTGGACTACCAGGGCAGCTACACCGCCTGCGTTCCTTTCTGGACCGGGACGGACACGGACGGAAGCGAAGTAAAGGTGATCGCCGGGAGAGTAGACTCGGGAGCGGCCGGGTACGCCGGGAGAACGGAGTGCGTCCCGATGGACCTGACGGACAAGTTCGAAACGAAGCCGACCACCGCCCAGCTGCAGACGGAAGCCGCATCCCAGATGAGGAACCAGCAGCCATACCTGCCAGCCCAGACCATCGCCGTGGACTTTGTCCGCCTGCAGGACATGAGCGAGTACGAAGGACTCGGGGAGCTGTTGACCTGCCGCCTTTGCGACACAGTGACGGTTTATTTCCCGGCATACGGAACGCAGGGCCAGTTCAAGATCGTGAAGACGGTCTATGACGTTTTGCAGGAGCGGTTCCAGAGCATGGAGCTGGGGACCCTTTCAACCAGCCTGGCGGAAGCCCTGGGCATCAGCGAGACCCTGGATAAGACGGCAGGCGGTGGCGGCGGAAGCTTCACGCCGACCACCGTGACCGACAGCGGGACGGCGAGTAGTTTCAGCTCGGGGACCACGCTCCACAGCCTGGGCGTGAGCAAAACCATGGCCTCCGGGATTTGGATCATAATGGCATCGGCCAGATACCCAAGCAACTCGACAGGCTACCGGGCGTTACAGATCACAGCAGACGGAACCGGGCAGAACGTGTCCCTGGTCCAGCAGCCAGCAGGCGGGACCGGGAACTTCGATATTTTCACAGCCGCCATCGTGGAGAAGACAGCCAGCTGGACCCTGGACCTGAACGGCCGCCAGAACAGCGGCAGCAGCATGAACGTCGACTGGTACGTCCGAGCAGTAAAGATAGGAGAGTAGCCATGAGCCGAAAGTTTACACCCCGGCTGACAGCACCAGCAGCCACAAACAAGTACTGGATAAACACCGCATACGGCGGCAAGAACGAGTGCATCGTGATCGACAAGAAGACAGGAAGCTGCCTGCCGAATTGCTGCGGGTACGCATGGGGCAGGGCCTACCAGGCCTGGGGTTCCCGGCCGAAGCTTTCCAGGGCAAACGCCGAGAATTGGTATCCTAACACCCAGGACGGCTACAAGAGAGGGAAGGAACCGAAGCTCGGGGCCGTGATTTGTTGGCGGAAGGGGAAGGCGGGGTACGCCGCAGACGGAGCTGGACACGTCGCCTTCGTTGAAAAGATCAACCCGGACGGATCGATCACGATCTCAAACTCGAACTACAGCGGGACCCGGTTCTTTTTGAAGACAATCAAGGCCCCCTGGAAGATTGGGACCGGGCTGACCTTCCAGGGCTTCATTTACCCCCCGGTCACCTTGGTCGAAGAACCGCCGAAGAGCAAGATGACCCTGAAGAACGCAGACTACCCGGTCAAGATCAAGAAGGGGAACTATTTCACGATCCAGGGGACCATTACATCGGCCCTAAAGATGAGCAAGGTCCAGGTGGCCATCCTGGACAAGAGAGGCGGGTACAAGTACAAGTACACAGCAGCTCCAAACGCAAAGACCTGGGACGTCCACAAAGCGGACCAGGCGATGATGTTCCGCAAGCTCGACAAGGGGACATACACGTACAGGATCCTGGCCTGGGACGCAAATGGCCAGCATGACGTATTAAAGAAGACATTCGAGGTGAGATAGATGATGTACGAAATCGCAGCGGAGATCACGGTCGCCATTTTGGCCTTTGTTGGGACCCTGGCCGGATCCATCATGGTGAGCCAGAAGACCACGTGGAGACTCGACCAGCTCGAGGCCAAGATGGAGAAGCATAACCAAATGATAGAGCGGATGTACCACCTGGAGTTTGAACACGAAGAGACGAAGGCAGAGGTAGAACGCCTTCGAGAGAAGATGGAAAGAATAGGAGAGGCATAGAGATGTACAAGGGAACGACGCCGACCTTCACCCTGACGCTTCCAGAAGAGATCGACCTGACAGACGCAACGGAAGTGCGGGTGACTTTCGCAAACCGAAACTCCCGGATCCTGGCAGACAAGACCGGGAGCGACCTCGCCATCGACGGTAACACCATCGGGGTATTTTTAACGCAGCAGGAGACCCTGGGGTTCCCAGCCGGGAGCGTTTTCATTCAGGTGAACTGGCTATACAACGATGAAGGGACGGTCAAGAGAGCTGCATCCGATATCGCCGTTGCCTTCTTCCAGCAGAACCTCTGGAACGAGGTGATGGCATGACCACAGCGATACCCCTGAAAGTTTCCACGGATCCGACGATCCCCCTGGCCGTGCAGACCGGGAGCCGGATGGCCGTCAAGGCCAGCCCGGCAATTCAGATCGTCGACGGAGACCACTACCAAGGGGCATACGCCGTGACGCCTTCGAGCGAAGAGCAGACGCTGCAGACAGCGGGCCTGGTCTTGGACCAGGACGTGACCATAGCCCCGATACCCCAGAACTACGGTTTGATTACCTGGAACGGAAGCACCCTGACCGTTTCGTAGGAAGGAGAAGCCCATGGCAAATATCACAATTAACAACGTCGACTACAACAACGTCCCCGAGGTGGACATTCCGAAGCAAGGCGGCGGCACGGCGAAGTTTTACGACACAGCCGGAGCGGACGCAGCTGCAACGGACATCCTGACCGGGAAGACCGCCTACAATGCAAGCGGATCCGTGAGCGGATCCATGGCCAACAACGGAAGCACAAGCGGGACAATCGGAACAAAGAATGGAACGGTCACCATCCCGGCCGGATACACCAGCGGCGGGACCGTTTCCCTGACCAACGTGAGCGACCTGGTCGCCGGGAACCTGCTGACCGGGAAGAGCGTCCTCGGCATCAACGGAAGCCTGACCGTCCCCAGCGTGAGCCAGGACAGCGGCACGAAGATCCTGACGATCTCATAGCCAGGAAGGGGGAGAACCATGGCCCAGAACTTGACGCTCTGGAACGGAGCGACATACAGCAACGTCCCTGCCGTCCAGCTGCCAAAGCAAGGCGGGGGCCTGGCCACCTTCACCGATGTGACCGATAGCACGGCAGCAGCTGCGGACGTCGCCCAGGGGAAGTATTTCTACACAGCGGCCGGGGTCAGGACGGAAGGGACCGCAAGCGGAGGCGGAGGCGGAAGCTCGAAGTTCGTGATGGGGGAGTTCACCACGTCGGCAACAACAGGAGCCGCAGCCACGCTGACCATTTCATACGCCGGGAGCGGCTACCCCATCGCTGCCGTTTTCTTTATCTCCGGCGGCGTTTACAACAACACGGACACAGGCAACACGACCTGGTACAATTCGCTCCAGCGGTACGCCATCGGCGAGTGGTTCATGACCAAGAGCATAACGACCTCGACGCCGACCTACGGAACCAGCGGGACCCAGAACCAGGGAGCAACAACCTGGGTCTACAAGAACAGCACGTCGCAAGCCACGACCTATTCCAGGTCATCTGCCATGAACACGAACAGCTTCACGTCCAGCAACGCAACGGCAGCCGGAGCGACGGCGATCCGTTTCAAGAGCAGAACCAGCGTGTCCTACTTCGTCGCATCGACCAGCTACGGCCTGCTGGCCAGCACCAAATACACCTACATCGTGACCTATTCGGAATAAGGGGGAACCATGACACAGATGCAGAAGAACCCACGCCGCTGGCTCGAAGCGGCCGGGATCCGGGCGATCAAAACGATGGCCCAGACCTTCCTGGCGATGGCCTCGACGGCGGCGATCATTTCAGAGATCGACTGGCGATACGTCGCATCGGCGGTCGCCCTGGCCGGGGTCCTTTCCCTGGCCACCAGCCTGGCAGGATTGCCGGAGCTTGAATAAGCCTTGCCACGTCTCCTACCGGGGAAGACCCCCGGTGGCAAGGGGTCTGGAATAACGCAAGAGAGGGGCCGGAAGGCCCCTTTTTTGCTTTGAAAAAAGTGGCCACAAATTGCAAAAAAGTGCTTGATGTACCACCGGGACGGTGGTATTCTATACTCAAGAAAAACAAGGAAGCGGGAAGACCCGCAGCAAGGAAGGAGACAAACCATGAAGATCACAAGCAGCAAGAACGACAGCCTACACGCAGCATTCCGGGCCTGGAGCGAAAGTACCATCGACGTCTGGCAGCAGGAAGGACTCGGGGAAGGACCCTGGAAGGTCTGGGCCAACATGGGGACCCAGAACACGGAGAACGCCCTGGCCTTCGCCCAGATGATCCAGGCAGCCGCCTGCCTGAACGACGCCCTGAACGAGAACGAGGTCGAGGTCGACTACCTGGCCCCGGCAGCGACGAAGGAAGAGTACGAGCGGGACGCCCGGAAGATCGAGAGGTTCCTCGGCATGGCCATCCAGGACGGAGACCCGATGAGCGACGGCAGCTGGCTCATGGCGATCCTGCAGACCCTGGGCCTGGATTTTTAAGCAGCACGCAGAAGACGGAAGGAAGGAGAACGACGATGGAGACGATCACAGCAAAAGCAAGAGCAAACGACCTGGAGCAGCTGGCAAGGGACCTGCGGGACCTCAAGGAGAAGAGCATCGAACTCAAGGCGAAGGCCATGGAGAGGGGGCAGAAATACCGGGGAGAGCTTCTCGACCACGCAAGCAACCTGGACAGGGAGTACAGGGCGATGGCCAAAACGATCGATATGCTCGGATACGAGATCGAGCTGACCTGGGACGAACCATACCTGCCATACCAGGTGACCCCAAAGTTCGACTTCGACTGAACGAGAACGAGGGGCCAGCAGGGGGCAAAACGCCCCCTGTTTTGATTTTCCAGAAGAGGTCGACCAGCAATACCCCAGGATCCGGGAAATCGACGATTTGAGGATCATCCTGCCGCAAGAAAAGCCGGATGAAAAAAAGTGTCGAAATTGAAAACTTTTTGCTTGACGGACCACCGCCCCGGTGGTATTCTATAGACAAAGAAGAGAAGGGCAACAGCCCAAAGCAAGGAAGGAGACAAAACCATGACAGTCTACGAAGCGGTTCAGAAAAACAACAAGACCTGGACAGAGGTGAGGATCTACGTCCAAGAGCTGAACGACGAAGAGTGGAGACGCCCCCAAAAATACTGGGACAGCGAAGTCCTGAACATTTACGACCACAACGGCGACATGGTCTGCGAGGTAGCGGCGGCCAAGTAAAAAGACAGGAGACCAGGAGCTGGCCTGGGCAGGGGAACGCCCCTGCCCTTGCCTGTTGGGAAGGAGACAGAAGCATGAAGCAAACCACGACACAGAAGCAAGTGAGAGAGATCCGCAGCAAGACCGGGAAGAGTCAAGCGGCCTTCGCAGCTGCGTATGGGATCCCGAGACGGACCGTCGAGAATTGGGAGAGCGGGGTCAACGAACCACCCGCCTACGTCATCGGCCTATTGCGGAGAGCGGTCCAGGCCGACGTGATCAGACAAAATAAGATCCAGAACGAAGACGTTCCGGCTGTTGACAAAAAAACAAGGGGGTGATACATTGGAGAAGCAAGGCGGGAACTATTCCCACAATTATGATTTGAGGGAAATCTATATAAGGCATGAGCAACCACGTCCCCGCCTTGCAGCAAACGCAAGGCGGGACTTTTTATCCAAGGAAGGAGAAGAGGAATGAAACGAAAAGAGGTCCAGCAACAGAAGACGATCATCGCAGCGACGCCGGAAGAGTTCGACCAGCAAGTGAATAGTTTCCTGGCCACGCTCCTGGACGACACCCGGAAGCACCCGGCCCTCGATCGATCCAGGACGCCTGATGGGGGCTTTCAGGCCATCATCGATTACTGGCGAGAGGTCCAAGAGGCGGAGACGATCCGGGACGAATTCGTCCTACGAGGCGAGAGATACCGCTGCGACGATTGCCCGCACCTGCGGCGGGAAAAAGACCGCAGGATCAAATGGCTGACCTGCGAGAAGGGCATGAAGAGTGCCACGCAGGCAGGAGACGAAGTCTGCGACTGGTTCTACGAGCAGCTGCAGAAGGCAAGGAAGGAGATGGAAAGATGATCGAAGCACTATGGGTGATTTTGAGCGACGCCTACCACCTGGCCCAGACCCTGGCCCTCTTCACGGTGGTGGGCTGCCTGACGGCCCCGATCGTGTACGGCTGGTACCACGTCGACAAAACCAGAGATGAAGGAAGACGATGAACGAGAACGCAGCGAAGACTTACAAGGTCCTGCTCGAAGCCGGGTGCCAGCCCAGGACCAGCAAGGCCATCGGCCAGGCAACAGGCCTGACAGATATCCAGATCAGAGTGGCGGTCCGGGAGCTACGAGAGGTGCATCGCCTCAAGATTTGCAGCGGCCGGGAAGGTTTCTGGATTTGGAACGGATCCGACGATAGCTGGAGCCACACGAAGAACCAGATCAGGAGCCGTTACAATTCCCTGCGGCGGCTTTACACGGCGATGGAATTCTCCCCGGACCCAGACCAGGTACGCCTGGAGATAGGAGACAGAGAATGACGATCACAAGAGAAGAGACAGCCTACGAGTTCGGCAATAGGCTGCGAAATGCCCTGGACAGCGAAGGGGTCAGCCAGAACGAACTCGCCGCAATGATTGACACAGACCCCAGCACGATCAGCAACTGGATGAACGGCAAGGCGAAGCCGAACTATTACCTCTTGAAGAGGACGGCCCAGGGCCTCGGCGTTTCGAGCGATTACCTGCTCGGCCTTGCGGAAGGAGAAGAGAAATGACCAGGCTGTACAAGTGCAACGATTGCGGACGGATTGCGGAGCGGGAAGAGATGAGCTGGACGGACCTGATCTACGACCAGAAGGACCTGCGAGGTTTCGTCCACCCGATATGCCCGGCTTGCGGAAGCGACGATATCGACTACGGCGAGTCCTGCGAATATTGCCAGGCGGACATCGGCGAAGAGTGGCTCGGCAATTTCCTGGTCTGCGAAAAGTGCAATCGGATCCTGATGGCCTCGGTGGAAGAGGCGGTTCAGGATTACGCAGCAAAAAACCAAACCGACTACAGCACGGCCAAGGAGTGGTTTCTGGGCTGGGCTGAAAACAATTTTTGAAAAGGAGACAAAGAGATGCCAAAGACAAACGGATACGTGAAGAGAGACAGCAAGACCGGGGAAAGCACGGTCAGACTCAACCGGGACGTGACGGCCCTGCTCGACATTTACTGCAAGTACACGAACCAGACGAAGCAGACGGTCGTGAACCGGGAAGTGAAGAGAATCCTGAACGTATACTTCGAGAAGCTCCGGGAGGCCGCCGATGATTAAACAGATCCAGAAGCAGCTGAACGACGTCCCGAGCGGCGGCTGGTTTTTCATCAGAGGCTACGCAGGACGGACCTACATAAAGACGGACCGGGAGAGAGCGGGGACGGCCACGGTGGTCGACCTGGCCACCGGGACGATGGCGAACTTAATGACCTGCCTCACGGTGGTCGAGATTAGCAAAGGAGACGAAGAGATATGACAGATTTCACAGAAGCACTGAAGAGGGCAAACGAAAACCTGCCTACCATTACCCTGGAGCATAAAGACAAGCGGGGTCGGATCCAGAAACAACAGTACGTCATGGTGAAGGACCGCCTGGCGGCGTTCCGGCGTGAGTTCCCAGGATGGACGATCAATACCGCATTTGTAGACCTGGAAGAGGACTACGCCGTGATGAAGACCTACATCGAAGACCCGGAAGGAAGAACGATCGCAACAGGACACGCAAGGGAAGCAAAAGAGGATGGGCCGATCAACCGCAGCGGATCCTGGCTGGAGAACGCCGAGACCAGCTCGGTGGGAAGGGCCCTCGCCAATCTGGGCATAGGCATCGACGACAGCTACGCATCCGCAGACGAAGTGGCCGCAGCCCTCAATCGACAGGAAGAGCAGCAGGAAGAGGACCTCGGCAAATACATCGACAAGAGGTCTTTCAATCGACTGGTAGAGCTTTGCAAGCTGCACGGCAAGGACATGGCCTGGATGTTGGCAACCGCAGAAGCAGCATCAGGAAGCACGATCACGCCGGAAGGATACACGAAGATCGTGAAGACGCTCGACGGCCAGGCCAATGGTTAGCTTCACAACGACCAAAATCGACCGTTTCACGGCCGTAAACGGCTACATGGTACAAATTACCGCAGACTTCGAAAACGCCCCGCAAATCGACGATTTTCTGGCAAAGCACGTAAACGGCATCGGGACGATCGAGGTCACGATGAAAAGGCCGACCAGCAAGCGGAGCCTGAACGCAAACGGATACCTATGGGTTTTATGCGATGAGATCGCAAGAGCCATCCAGACCGACAAGGAGACGGTCTACCGGGCCTTGATCAGGCGAGTCGGAGTATTCGACTACGTCCTGGTCAAGGACCAGGCGGCCCAGAGGTTCCGCAGGAATTGGGAAGCCAAAGGACTCGGATGGTTCACGGAAGAGGTCGTCAACCTGGGCCAGGCAAAGAACACCAGGCAGCTGCTGGCCTATTACGGATCCTCGGTCTACACGAAGGAAGAGATGGCTCGAGTGATTTCAGAAGCTGAAGAGGAAGCCAGAGCCATCGGGGTCAGCACCCGGAAGAGGAATGAAGTGAAGGAGATGATAGAGGCATGGCAGTAAGCACGAAGGAGAAGGAAGAGTACAAGGCATGGGTAGCCCAGAACGGACTGAACGAAAACACCAGCCCTGCGGTCCTGCTTTACTTCGAGGACTTCCTGGTCGGCGTTTCAGACATGACCATGGAAGAGCGGGGCCAGTACATAACCCTGCTCTGCCTGCAGAACGCAAAGGGACACCTGACGAAGAATGCCATCGACAGGGCCATGCGGCCGGAAGGGGTAAGCCCATACGTCCTGGAAAAGTTCGCCATGGATCCAGAGGGCCGATACTTTAACGAGCGGATGGATTACGAGATCTACCGAAGGGTCAAACGAGCGAAGACCCTGGCAGACAACCTGAACGGAAGCGGCCAGGACACGAAGGCGGAGACATTCAAGCCGCTGTCGCCTTGGCAGCAGAAGGAACTCCAAAAGGAGATGCAAAAGGTGGCCCAGAAGGCAGCCCAGAAGGAGATCCGGAATGGAGACCTGACGGAAATAGAAACAGAAAAAGAAAAAGAAAAAGAAAGAGATAACAATAACAAGAGAGGAAACGAACCGACACCCTGGTACAGAAGGACAGCAACATGACAAACAGCAGAAGAAAAGGAGCGACCTACGAGCGGGAAGTGGCATCCGAGCTGCGAGCAGCAGGACTGACAGCCAGGAGAGGCCAGCAGTACAGCGGAGCCAACGGAGACTCGGACGTGATCTGCGAAGAGCTGCCGGGGATCCACCTGGAGCTGAAGAGGCGGAAGCAATACATATCGGCAGCAGACCTGTACAGCTTCATGGACCAGGCAAAGGGGGACGCAAGGCCAGGACAGAAGGCTGTCGTGATCCACAGGATAGACGGCCAGAAGAGCCTGGCAACGATGCAGCTCGAAGAGTGGATAGCACTCGCAAAGGAAGGAGAGAAGAGATGAACCAGACAATCCTGACAGGAAGACTCGTATGGGACCCAGAGGTCCGATGGAACGAGCGGGGGTTTGCAACGGCAAAGTTTAAGATCGCCGTCGACAGACCGAAGAGGAAAGACGAAGAGCAAGAGACGGACTTCATACCCTGCGTGACCTTCGGCAAGACCGCAGAGTTCCTGGAGCGGAACGGTTTCAAAGGGCAGCTGGTCGCCGTTTGCGGACGGATCCAGGTGACCGATTACGAGAAGGAAGGAAGGAAGCTGACCTGGACGGAAGTCGTCGCAGATCGAGTCGAGGCACTTCAATGGAAAGAGAAGCGGCCGCAGAGCGGGACCGATTGGCCCGGAGAGGATGGGTTCGTGTTTTGAAGAGGATGAATGAATACATTCCCAGATACCTCGATATGCACACGGAGACGGCAAGGCTTACGATCCAGCTGATCAGGAACTACGACCGCTTCAAAGAACAGGCGGAAGACCTGCTGGCCCTGGGCGTAGGCATTAAGACAGACGGCCAGCCAAAGGGGACGTCGAAATCGGATCCCACAGCCAGGACCGCAGCTCAAAGGGAGAAGATCCTGGCGGAGATCGCAGCGATTGACGCAGGGATCCAGGCGATCCCAGAAGAGTACAGAGACACGATCTGGAAGTGGGTGAAGGAAGGCATCCCGCTCTACCAGATAGAGGGGAGCCTATATGCAAGCGACCGAACCTGGTACGAGTACAAGAGACGTTTCATAACAGAGGTCGCCCGGCAGAAGGGCTGGCTTTGAGGAAGGAGACAGAGTGGATAGCATCCTACAAAAAGACAAGAGGTGTTTCATTTGCGGAAGCACCAGGGACCTGCACCGCCACCACATATACGCTGGCAGCCGCAGATCCATATCAGAGAGCGAAGGTTTCTGGGTCTGGCTTTGCCAAGACCACCACACAGGCCGCCACGGCGTCCATTCGGACGTGTACGCCGATTTATGGCTGAAGAGGACCTGTCAGTCGGCCTTCGAGGCAAAACGAGGCCATGGGGCATTTATGGCCCTCGTTGGGAAAGACTACAAAGAGGTGAAGATACCATGAACGGTGGAGAATGCTACCTTTACGACCCGGCCGTCTGCGACGGCGACCTCTGCCCGGGGGATTGCGATATTTGCTGGAAGGCAGAAGAGATTGGAGAAGAGGAAGGAGAGGAAGGATGAGCAAGAGAGACCTGCTCGATGAAGGGATGATCGTGTTTCAGGAGACGGAGTACGACGAAGCGATCATCGGGACCACGGAAGACGGAAGAGCGGTGTACGACTACATCCTGCTGGTCGAGGCCGTGAGCAAGTCCCAGGGCCTCACGGACCAAGAGGCAGCGGAGTGGGTAGACTACAACATGATCCGCAGCCTGCCGTACCTTCCGCAGGACCGCCGACCGATCGTGATCGACATGATGGAAGGAGTCGCCGTCGACACGGAGCGGCACGGATCCTGGATGATCGGAGAAGACGAACTGATGGAGTGTTCGGAGTGTACCCGGCTGTTTCCATACAGGCCGGGACTTGAGCAGGAGTGGAACTACTGCCCAAACTGTGGGGCAAGAATGGACAAGGCAGGTGATGAATGATGTTCGTACAGAAAGTATTGATGCCGCCCGTCGAAATATGGGGAACTAACTATCACCCAGAAGATGGGTACATGATAAACCGCTCCGCCACGATAAGCGGAGCAAGAATGGACGGTGATGACAATGAGATTGATTGATGCAGATGCACTGACAAAGGTATTGAGAATACAAGAGGACGAATGGGGAACACCCGATGAAACATGGATGCCCGAAAGCGATTACGGCAGAGTTATCAAAAGTATGCCGACCATTGACCCTGTAAAGCATGGGCGGTGGATAGAGGAGCCACATTTAGAAGGCACTATCACACGGCGGTGTAGCGAGTGTATGAAGGTTGCGTATATAACAAGCCACGAAACGCCACACGCTAACTATTGCCCCAACTGCGGAGCAAGAGTGGACGGAGAGATGATATGAAAATGATAAACGCAGACTACCTGATCAGCACACTCGAAGACATCCAGAGTGACCATTCATCCGAGCTGATCAAGTACGGATTGGAGCTGGCGATCCAAGCGGTCGTGAAGCAGCTGCCGACACCAGAGCCGCCCAGACCTTCGGCCAGCCTGCTCGTCGAGGCATTCAACCTCGGATGGGAAAACGGCAAGCGGGCAGCCAAGGAAGAGTACGAGCTGAAAGATTGCGGAAAAAGCAAAGAAAACCGTGATACAATGACACCGTGAGAAAATATCATACTCGATAGTTTCATTCCTTGCATAAGCAAAGACCCGGACCGACAGGCTCGGGTTTTTGTTTGGAGACGAACCATGGCCCAGGAGTTCAGCAGAGCATTCTATAGCACGGCAGCCTGGAAGACCTGCCGGGACAGTTACTGGCGGAAGAGACACGGACTCTGCGAGGATTGCCTCGAAGCAGGAAGGGTGACACCAGGCACGGAAGTACACCACCTCGAAGAGCTTACCCTGGACAACATCAACAACCCTGCCGTGACCTTGAACCATGACAACCTGCGGTTACTTTGCCACAGCTGCCACATGAAGAGGCACGGCCGGATCCAGGAAAAACGGTACGAGGTCGATCAGGCAACAGGAGCGATCATATCCCCCCCGGATCCCGCTCTTTTTTAGCGACGACAGATCAC